AGCACCGGCCCTGCAAAATGAACCGTGGTGTCGTCTATCGTCACAAGTGGGAATGCCATCGTTTCCCCTTAGTAGGCGCGTAAACCGCGCTCCGCTGGCGTCTGCGGATGGTTGATGGTCACTGTCACCCGCGACTGAGTGGAACCGTTAGCCTGCCGCGCTCCCACCGGCTTGCCGTGAAATTTCAGCCGGTTCTTTTCGTTTTGCGCCGCCATCTGTGCTTCCAAATTTGCGCCCTTCCGGTTTTTCCCGGTCACGCTATCCCATAGCGAACTCGCGCCACGCGCTGCATCCAATTCAATGCCACCGCGCACCCCGCGCTTTTTCGCGTAGGCTTCGTCGCCGAGCTTCATGTTAGCCGCGCTCTTCTTGATGTCGTCAATGGCCCACGCCACGGCCCCCGCTGCCAAAACAAACGCGCCCAACGTCAACGTCAACGCGCCCGCACTCATGCCCATCGTCGCCGTTGCCGCCGCCGCTATTTTCGTCTTGACAGCGAACGCCAGCTTGCCGATGCCTTCCGTTTCCTCAGCCACCGTCGCCACCATCACGCCGGTTTTGAAATTCTTCATGCCGGTTTGCAGCGCGTTTATCGCGGGCATTGACTGCCCCGCCGTTGCCAGCATCGCAACAAACGGCGCGGCCATGTTAGCCATTTCCAAGCCGGCACCCAGCGCGTTAGTCGCGCCCGGCGAGGCCGCCACCTTCGTTGCCAGCGGGGTCAACGCGCCCTGCCACCCGGCCCGCGTGCGGCCAGCCGCCTGGCCGATGCCTTCCATCATGTTGCCGAGTTGGTTTTTAGCAAATTTGCGCGTGAGCTGCGACTCGCTCTGCCCGCCGCCCGCGTTTAGCGCGAACTCTTTGAGCGAACCTTGAACGCGAGCGAATAGCTCCAACTGGCCCGCCGCCTCGCTGATTTTCTTTGCCGCGCCAACCGCTTTTATATCCACTTGGCTAAACGTCATGCCAGCGCGTTTGAGCATCCCGATGTTGCCACTGGCAAACGCTTTACCGAACGAATCGGCCACGCTTTCGAGTGGTTGGTCCATCGTTTTGGCTTGCCCTATCAGGCCCGGCAAAACTTCGCGAATCTGCTTGGCGTTCAATCCGAAAGACAGCATGTGCGCGGCGACGTTGGAGAGCTTGTCATCGTCAATGCCGCTGATTTTAGATAGCTCCACGCCCATCTGCCGCATTTCGCCCAATGAGCTGCTCTGCCCGCGCTTGGCGAGCATTTGCTCCAGTTTCAGGCCCGCGCCCTCGGCTTCGTCGCCCGCCGTTATCGCCGAATTGGTGAAGTATTGAAGCCCGGCAACTGCCACCGATGCCGCTGCCGCGTGCTTGATTAAATCTTTGTTGCCGGTCTTGATTTGCTTGCTGGACTTAGCCATCCCAGCCGCGCCGGTTTTGCCAGCCGTGCCAACCGCGCCGCCAGCCGCCTTCGCGTCTTTTGCCACGCTCTGCAACGCCTGATGCGCCGCGCCTACGCCCTCGACTGAAACTATAATCGGAAGATTTGCCATACCTATTCACCCCCTGCCAATTCAGAACGCTGAAACAGATTCCAGAAGAACTCCACCATCGCCATGTCGGAAAGTTCCTGCACGGCCCACGGCTCGCCCCGGTAGAACGCCACCAAACGCCCGCGATGGTCGCACCTGTCCAACTGCGCCGCCACCATGCATTTTTGCAGCATCGTCACCGGGAAAACATCGCGCAGCTCGCGTGCGCCGTCCGTCACGTCGTTTTTTTTTCGACCGTCGCATCGCCGCCAAAAATGCGCGGATTGTTTTCCACTATCGCGCCCAAAAGCGCAGCCAGCAAAACATCGTCCTCGCCGTTTTCGCGGTAGCTCATCACGTCCGCCACGCCGAAAAACGGCTGCCCGATTTCATCACGCACGCCGTGGACCAACGTAACCAGCGACAGCTTTTCAGTGTTGTCCAACTCCACGACTTCCGACAAAACAAACTCGCCCTCACCGCCACCGGCGCGGCTGAGCGACTCCCGCCAAAGCTGCCGGTCGTCACGGCCCCAAGCCGCAATTTGAAACGTCTCGCCTTCATGCTCAAACGCCACGAGCTGCGTTTTGTCAGTAGCCAGCAACGCCTCGCGCCGCCTCGATGCGGCGGTTTGCGCGGCCCGTGGCGTGCGCCGGCCATCGTCTGACACAAAGCCGCCGCCCGGCTGTTTTACCACGCCGGACGGCTTCTCATTCGGCTCCAAGTAACGGACTTTGGTGCCGGGTTTTACTACGGTTTCTGTTGCCATAGCCGTTAGTTTACAAAGCAGGCATCGAACTCGGCACCGTGGTCACACAATCGCTCATGATGTCCAAGCCATCGTATTCCATGATGCCCTGTTTGTGAGTGATTTTCGGCTCCATCACGCACCAGTTGCCGTATGCGCCAGCAATCAAATCCTGCAAATCCTGCGGGAGCGTGGTCGTGTCGAAACCCTGTGTCACGCCGATGGAAACTTCCACCGATGTGCCCGCGCCCGGCAACACTTGCCCTTCCAGCGGGCCTTTGAAAGTCAGCTTCATGCGCTTGCCGGTGTAGTGCGTCACGGGCACGGTTTTGTTGGCCGGTTTGCGCTCGTCATTCTCGACCTGCGGCTCGTAGCTCGCCTCGTCGAAAATCAGGTCGGTCAGCACCGCGTCAATGCTGATTTGCGGCACAATGTCAATTCCAAGAATGTCTGCCATCGGTTTTCTCCTACGCCAGCAATGCCGCCAGCGTCACCATCGTTGTGTTTGCGTGCAAACCGTCGCGCACCGTTTCCCGGCGTTCGCCGACCTGCACGGCCTGTAACCCCAAAGTCGCAAGCGCGGAACGGGCCGCCTCGCTGCTTAAAATTGTCTCAACGTCATCGCTTAACTGCTCGTCACTGGCGGTCGGGTTGAGGTTGTCCACCAACGCCCCAGAAGCCCCATCGGCAATCGCGCTAATCTCAATGACAAACTCCACCCGCCTGCCCGCGCCGCGCCCCAACTGCTTGAACGCCCTGCGCTGCGTTTGGATGGTCAAAAGCGGCTTGCCGTTTGGCAGTGCCTGCCCTTCCCATTCGTCAATCGTGACGCAATCAAAGCCGCCCCATTTCCTATAAAACGCGCCCGCGATTTGTGCCTTCAAATAATCGCGCAAAGTCGTTTTAACGATGGTGCCAACCCGCGCCGCGTCGTTGCCTGTGAATGTCATATCAATCCAAACCCGCCACGCGTAACGCCTTGCGGATTTCATCGTCAATCAGCGGCGTCAACTCAGGCGCAACGAATCGCGCCGTGTCCGCCGCCGCCGCGTTTTGCCTCATCACACCGTCACGGCTGCGCGGTAAAACTCCCAGCCGCTCCTCGTAGCCTTCGGGGTAGTTGGTAATCGGGTTCGCCGCCGGTGTGCCGGGCGTGGTGCGCACCGTGTATTCCAAATCGCCCGTCTTCTCGATTTCCTGATTCTCAATCCATGCCCGCGACCGTTCCCACTTAAAACCGCCGCCGGGCCGGGCCGGGATAACTCGCGCATAAGTGTTGCCGATGCGCCGTCTTTTGATTTGCAGTGTGTGCGTTGCCGCCGCCTGCAACCCGTTGTCCGCGCCACGCGCCACCGCTTCATACGCACGCTCAAGGTCTTTTTCAAGGACGCTGACGTTAATCGAAACGGATATTGCGATGGGCTTGTCGGCCATGATGAAAACCATAGGCCGCCACGGGCGTTCCCTGCCCCATAGCGGCGCGTTTATCAAGTAGGTGGCCCGGTGCGGCCTGTTGGCACAAATGCCCCGACAGTGACCGTCCCAGCCGTTATGCCTGCGGCGATGGTGATACCGGTAACGCTGGTGCAAATATCGCCTGCGATTGATGGAGTCAACGTAAACGCTGCGTTGCCGGTGACTTCAACCGTCCAGCTGTGCCCGGTAAACGATGTGCCGGTGCTGTCGCGGCCGTCGCCTGTCACGGTCACCATGCCACTGCCGGCGATACCGCTGCCGGTGGCTTTTAGAACCGCCGCGCCCGCGTATTTTGCAACTTCAACATCGGTCCCACCGCTGAAAGTTGCATTGTAAGCTCGGCTGCCCATTGTGGCAATGGCCGGGCTGTAAACATTCTTGGCGTTCATGTATGAACCGTTGACGTGGTAATACACGCCACGGCCATATTCGGGAGCCACGAGGCACGTCCACGGCCCGCCGCCGCCGAAATTGTAATAGGCCGCAAACCCGGTTTCACTGGTAACTCCGCTTGCGCCGGAGGCTACGCAAAGCGCGTCCACCGACTGCAAAATCTTGGACAGGTTGAGTTGCGTCCACGTCTGGTAGCCCATCCGGTTCTGCGCGGTTTTAATGACGCCCGCCAAAGGCAAATAGTCGTCCTCGGTGTAGCCCATGATGGTCGCGTTCAAGTCGCCAGAGCGACCGCGTGCGCCGATGTCATCGGATGGCTCCTCGGTGTCGTTATTGCCTAAACCGTTGCCGCTTGCGCCTTTCGCCGAAATCATCACGGCCGCCAAAGCGTCGGTGATAACGATGTAACGGGCTGCTGTCAAAACTGCCATTTGAAAACCCCTTAGGGATAGAAAATTTCGTTAATAACCGCGCCGGTTGACGTGGCAACCGTTGCCGTTTGCTCCACGGGCGAAACGCTAAACGACGTTGCGCCGGTCGAGGATGCAGGCCGCCCCGTCGCCCGCGCTATGATGCGCGAAACGCTTTCGACAGCCGATTTCAAACTCGCCTCGCCGTTGGTGCGATATTCCGCCGCCTTGCTCATGCTGCCCTCGCTGGCAAACGATGCCGACGCGGGCCGTCTAACAGCAAGGTGAACGCCGGCCACACTGAGCGACAAAATGGCTTGGTGAAACAAAGCCTCCTGACGCTCCATGCGCTCGCTGATTTCCCCGCCAGTTAAGTCAGGATAGGCGGCTTCCCAAACGCTCTGCGCGAGTGGGAAATCATACGGGTCGGAAGCGGTGTCGGCACTAACGTCAACGCGCCCCGTCACGTCCGGCAGGATGGTTTGGTTGATGAAAAAGACAACGTCGCTGTCATCTTCCATGCCCATCATAGCGGGCGTGACGTTGCTGAGCTTGCGGACAATCTCAGCACTGGGCGCGGTGATGTTTGCCATTGGATTAGCCCGCCGCTTCCAGCAAGCCGAACGGACAACGGTCTTCCTCTGAACTCTGATTGCGAGTCACAGGGTTGGCGACTTGGAACCCGAAACGGGCGGTGACAATCATTGCAACCATGCGCTGTTGCAATAAGTTATAAACGATGGCCCCGTTTCCGTCCTGAATGACACCCTGGTCGCTCATCTCGAATGAAATGTCCTTGCGGATACCTATGATGCCTTTCGTGAAGTCGCCGCAAATCAAACGAGCCGTTGAAGCATCGGACGGCCAACCGCCCTCCGCGCCGTAATAGACCGACTGACCAAACAGCTTTTCGCCGGCCGGGTCAACGTCCAGCAGTCGCTGGCCGTTGGCGTCACGCGCCGAACGGAACGAGGTGCGCAACGTGCGGCTGGTGAAGAACCCGTTGACATCGAAGCCGTCGGCTTCCACCGTCGCCATCGTGTCGTTGATATCCTCGGCAATGCCGCCCTGCGCGACGCTGTTGGTGCCGATAACAGCGGAGTTGTTGGAGGCCGAAGCCATCGTTGCGATGGAGTCGGGCCACGAGGAAGGCTTGTTCACGCCGAAAAATACGCTGGAATCCAACGCAATGGCCAACGCCTCGGCGATGTTCGGTGCGATTTCTGCCCAAATGTCGTAGCTGGCGTCAGCAAGCACGTTTTTAGGAATCGGCACGATGACGGCCAGTTCCTCGGCGGTCAGGGTTTTGTTGGCCCATGCCGCCGCGCTGCTCTGAATCAGGCCGGTCGGCCCGTTGCGCCAGTAAGCGGTCGGAAGTGCGCTCAAGACATCCTGCTTGAGCGTGGTGGTTGACATATTCACTCTGCGAAAAAGCGAAAGTGCGGCACTCTGTGCGATGGCCGCTTTGATGATGCCTTGTGCGTGCGGGTCAGGAATCAACGCCGCTGCATCGTCCGCCGAAATCAAACTGTTGTATGGCATTTTGTTTGCCCTCCAAATAATTTAGCGGCTTGCGTATGCCCGCAAAATCGCGTTCATATCGCCTGCCACTGGTTGCGCCCCGGCTGCGCCGTTGGCACTGCCTGCCCCCGCTTGAAACAACTCGCCAAACTCTGCCTTGATGCGCGTGATTTCAGCCGCAAGGCTTTTTTTAACCACTTCGCCATCGTCCGAAAATTCCAGTGCGCCGATGTTAATCAGTTTGGCAACAGCCTCTGGCCGCCTTGCGTTGGCCTCGCGTGCCGCTTCCGTTGCTGATAACCGCGCCTGCAAACTCCGCAAGCCGCTTTCCAAATTGGCCGCCCGCGTTTCCGCGTCGGTGGCCCGCTTTTCAAGCCGCTCCGCGTCGCTCAATTTAGCGGCCTCAAAAGCCTCTAACTTCGCAGTCGCTGCGCGTAACTCGGTGCGGTATTTAGCCGCCTCTTTTCGGGTTTTGCTGAGTTCGTCGTTTGTGGTGTCGGGCGTTGCCTGAACGCCGTCGGTTGGGCCGGGGTTGGCCTCTGTGGTGTCCACCTGGGACTGTGCGCCGTTCGCTGCCTGAGCGTCGGCGTGTGTTTCATCTGACATTTTAAGATTCCTTTCGTTGTTTGTCAACGGGTGACGATGGTGCAGTAGCAGCGAACTATGCAAACGCTCGCGCCGATTGGGTAGTCATTCAGCATATCGTTCAGCGGTATCCAGCCAAACGCGGCCCAGTCCAAACAATCCACGCAACTATCGGTTGCGCCCAAAACGCGCATCGCTTCCGTCGCGCCGGTGGCCGAGCCACTCACGAAAGTCCGCTCGTTTTCGTATGTTGCCCGCCCGCTGTCGGCATACATTTTCGCGCGTTGCATATCGGCCTGAGTGAAGGTGCCTTTGGCCTGAACATCGGCCGCAAATTTTGCGAAATAGTCAAGTTGCTTGTTAGCCGAATCAGCGGCCCTGCTCCATGCCGCCGCGTCCATGTTGGCGAATCCGCCATTGGCTAAAACCATTTGCGCTGCGGTCATATTCACGATTTCCGCCTCCATGACCGCCGTCCATGCCGACAAGCTGATGGTGCCCTGCTGGAACGCGAGCGAAGCCGCTTGGATGTTCGCCTGCGCCATGTTGATGGCCGACTGCGCCGCTGCCCGTGTCACCGTTGGATTGATAGCCGCCGCGCCACTAACGAACGCGCCGAGCGTGGCGTCCCAAACCAGCGTTGAGTTAGCCGCCATCCGGTTTCACCTGCCAAAACGCCTTTGCTTGCGCCGCGCTGACCTTCATCTTGCCGCCGTCTGACTTGCCCGGCTTGCTGATTTTAGCCACCCAGTCCGCCACGGCCTGCTGGCCTTGTGGCGTTTTCAGCGCGTCGGCGGTCTGCCTGCGTTGCTCTGGGGTTTTGTAGGGTTTAGGCTTTCGCATTAGGCAAAATCCCCGAAGTTTCGCTCATAACCAGCGCGTCCATCTCGGCGTTCATCACTTCAATCTGGCTGTCGGTGTAGCCGCGCTCGCGCAACGTCTGGTGGACGCTCACGCCGCTTTGTTGCTGCTGCAACGCGGTTGACCATAGCTCCGCGCTCGTCATGCGCGGCGAGGTGTCCACCCAGCCGGTTTGGATGTCAACGTCCGCGCCGGTCGCCACGCGCAGCGAGAAACGCATAATGTCAGCCCATGCGTTGCCAAAACTGATTTGCCGGTCGCGCACTTTGGTGGTCAGCCGATGCTCGCTGGTTTTCAGCGATTCGCCGGACGGAAACCCGCCAGCCGCCGACGTGATGTAGTGCATCGGTATCCCCGAAACGCGGGCGATTGATTCGCGCAAGCTGTCGCTAACACCGATAAACGCCTTCAAGTCGCTGCGCGAAAACTCGCCGAATTTAGTGACCTCCGAGCGAACCGCCCAAACGCGGTCAACACCGGCCTTGAACGGTGCCTGCGGGTTGCCCTCGTCATCTTCGCCGACTTCCAAGCCGGTGGCCCAGCGTTGCGCAAAGCTCTCGTATTCCATCGCGACCAGCATATCGATGAGCGATTTGTTCAGCATATCCTGCAACGGGATAACGCTTTCCAGTTCGCTCTGCCCGCCGTTGTTGGCGAACCGGAAAACCGGCACGCGGCCGTAGTCGTTTTTCAACGGCCACGGCTCGCCGTTTTCTTCGCAGTGAATGAATGAAATAGCTTCGGTCGGCACGCCCATCACGTCGCTGGCCGTGATGTATTTTTCGATGCGGTCAGGGTAGAAAATATTGAGGCGGATACGCTTGGCCTGCTGCCAAATCTTCGCCGCTTTGACAATATGGCCGTGCTTTTCGGGGTCTTCCTCAACCACAATCCCGGCCGGATGGTTGGGGTAAACCACCGGCTGGCCTTCGCTGTTAGGCCACACCACGGCGAAATACTCGCCCAACGTCAGCACGCCGGAATGGATGCGACCGGCCCACTCGTCCATGCGGTTGGCCCGCCAGATCTCACGCGTCAGCGGTTCAACGGTGTCGTTGCCGTCAGCGGTCTCAAACTGCTCGATGATGAGCCGGTCGGCGATAACGTCAACCACAACCGCGCACATATTCTCGCACGCGGCCTGAAACACCGGGCCAAACGTGTTCGCGAATTTCTCGGTGGCAAAGCGCAGCCGATGCTTGCCGCGATAGTAATGGTCAAGGTCGCGGAACGCCCCGGCGCGTGTTGAGTTACGCAACGCCGGGCCATGCACGCCGTCCCAGCGCGGCGGTGCGTTGAACGTGTTAAGTGCCCACTGGACGCTGTTTGTTTCTTCAGGTGTCATAGCTACCTCAAAAAGTGATGAGCCGGTTGTCCTTCGACTTCGCGCCCCATGCCGCCAACGCCAGCGCAATCACGCAGTCATCGTGCATCCCGCTTGGCGCATTCATACGCACGTTGCGCGATGCCGTAAGTTCGTATTGATACGCTTCCAGCTCGCCCGTCTGCGTTGGGATGTCCATCAATTCGATGCGGCCCTGCTCAATCGCCATCGCCAGATTGTCAATCAAAGCCTCTTTGCTCTGTGACGTAAACCGAAACGGTGTGACGCGCAGCCCGGCTTTCCGGCACTGCTCATAAATCGGGTCGCCAACGCCGGTGCTGTCCATTACCATGTCGCCATGATATTGTGCCGCAACGCCGCGAATCGCCGCAATCTGCCGCTCCCAGCTTATCTGGTTAAACCGCTCAAAGTATACCTGCCTGCCGTTGTTGTCAATGACGCTTATTACCGTGAAATCCTCAACACGCGCCAAGTCCACGCCGATGGCATACCGCACGCCGGGTCGCGGTGGCTCGTTGGCCGTGCGCCCCTTGTCAACTTGGACGGCCACGCCACGGAAAACGCCGCCAGCATCTTCAAGAAACTGGGCCAGATATTCCTGCTGAAAAACCCGCTCCGGTAGCTCCCGCCGCGCCGCTTCAATTTCCTCCGGGGCGATGTATGGATTGCAACTGGTTGGCATCTGCCACGCGGCCCAGTCGGGGTAAAGTGCATCGTTGCCGCGCTGGAATATGTTATGGAAAAACCCGCGCCCTTTCGGCGTGCTGTAGAAATCGGCCGTGCCCTGATAGTCGGCCAGTGTCGGGCGCAGCACTTCGTTCCAAGCCTCTTCCAGCCGGGGCACCGCCGCCGCTTCGTCAATCGCGACGTGGGCATACTTGCGGCCTCGCGCCGCGTTCGGCTCGTCAAGGCTCCACATATCAATCACGCCGCCGCCGACCAATTCCAGCCGCTTTTCCTGCGTGTTGATTTTGCGGATAACCGGCAACCATTCATTGATGGTTTCACGCCAATATTCGCCGAGCATCTTGTAAGTCGGCGCGAAATAGGCAACGGGCCGCTGGGACAAAACCGAGCGCAGTAACCGGCGACGGCTTAGAACCGATTTGCCAAAACGCCGGCCGCAACACGCAATCCGAAACCGCGCGGCGGAGTCGTCTATCGCCACTTGCGCCGTGTGCATTTTCTCAACGGTCAGGTCAATCGTCGGCATCCAGTGTTTTTTCAATCAAGCGAATAATCAACTCGCCACCGCCCGAACCGGCAATCTCCTGTTTCTGCGCTATGCGCCCCTCCACCCTCTCGGCAAGCGCATTGAACGCGCTAACATCGCCTTTGGACGCTTTCAAGTATAGCCCGCGCACCGCCACTTCCATGCGC